TATAATATGAGTACTCTCTCACGAGCTCAGAGACGATGAACGTGTAGCTCTCATCGAAGTCATAGATCTTAGCGACAATGTCACGAGTATGTGGGTCAGTGTATACGTCGACCTCTTTTGCGTTCTGAGCGATGCCCGCTTCGTTCTTTGCTAACTTGATGACCTTCGTGCTGCTCAGGAGGTAGACCGATCTCGACGAGCCCATCCCGAGGTACTTCAATCGTTTATCGGTATGGACGTAGTTCCACGCAGTCTCGAGAGGGACTGTTGACTTTCTAACGAGACGCTTGAGGTCGTTCNTNGGACGAACGTCTTGCTTCTCGTNCGNTCTGTCAGNATGAGCTTCACGAGAGTTCTCTAGGNNNCNNCNCGTCACCCGACCCTCGTCGGTCTCTCGTCTCCGATGCTCGTGTCGTGTGTCCTCGTTGTCACGTCTGAGTCGCTGCGATCTGTCGGCTCTGGTGTCTCTTTGTAGTGCTTCGCATACACGTTTTTGGTGTAGCCGTAATCGAGCAGGACGACCCGCCCGTCTGCAGTCTTCCCCCAGTGATCGACCTTTTTGACGATGTCTGCCGCGATGAGGTCGTGTGCTCTCATCGTCTCGATCGTCGCTGCGATCATCTTGTCTTTGGGCGTCTTAGTGAGGCTCTCTGTCCCTTCTTCCCAGAACCATCTGATGTCTTCGACGAAGTTGTTGAATGACATGCCCGCGATGACAGCGAACTCGCGCTCGTTGATAGGTCTCACGATCTCGCTGATCAACCATTTGAAGCCGTCGTCATAGTCGAGGACCTTGGCGATGATCGGCTTCGTTTTTGGGCTCGTCGACACGTCGGCCTCGGTCTCGTTCTGGGCGATCCCCTTGTCGTTCATCGCGATCTTCAAGACTTTCTTCGCGCCGAGAAGAAAGACGACTCTTGAAGACCCAGCGCCGAGCTCTTTTAATTTGGTCTTCAGAGCGTAGTTGTAGATCACGTTGACGTTGTTCGTCTTCTTGCTGATGGTCCTGAACTCGGACATGTCAAACGTCTTGCTCCTGATCGCTTCGACGATCGTCAGCTCGATCAGCTCGTCTAGGAGTGCCATCTTCGATAAGTAGATCGCTTCACCTGTCTCGTGTACTGCGGGCTCGTTCGAGCTTACAGTCTCGTGACCCTTCTCGATGGCTGCCGATGACCGACGACCCGTGCTGATCTTGGACGCTATGAACGTCTTTATCAGGGCGTGGTCGGCGTACCCGCAGCTAAACGTCGATGGTGAGCCCGTGGGCGGGAGCGTTGGGTTCCTAAAGACGCTCAGGAAGCTGGTCTACGAGACGCAGCCCCGGGCTGTCTACGTTGCGTTCGAGGGTGGGGGCTCACAGAAACGTAGGGCGATCTACCCAGAGTACAAGCTCGGGCGCAGGACCGAGAGGCTTAACAGGTTCTACGGTGAGGACATCCCGAGCACCGACGAGAACAGGCACGTGCAGATCTTGTCGCTGCTGGGCTTCTTGAAGAAGCTCCCAGTGTGTCAGCTCTATGTCTCCGACTGCGAGGGAGACGACCTCGTGGCGTACCTGTGTCGAGTGAAGTTTAGGGACGAACCCAAGGTCATCGCGTCTTCGGACAAAGACATGTACCAGCTCCTGGACGATAAGACGCGAGTCTATAGCTTGCACAAGAAGACATACGTGACGTCAGATGACGTGTTCGAGGAGTTTCGCGTCACGTCCGAGCACTTCGCGATCGCGAAGGCTCTCGTCGGTGACGTCTCTGACAACGTCCCGGGAGTGAAGGGCTGCGGGTTCAAGACTGTCTCAACGTTGTTCCCGTTGCTTGGCTCTGCGAGCGAGGTCCTGCTCCAGGACGTCATCGACTATGCCGCTTCTCACGTCGACGAGTCAAAGATGTTTAAAAAGATCATCGATCACGAGGCAGACATCAAGAGAAACTACAGATTGATGTTCTTGGACGGTGGAATGCTGTCTGCGCAACAGGCTGCTCGGGTAGACGCAGCGATCGCGGCACACGAGCCCACGATCGATAGGGTCGGTCTGTTGAAGCTCTTGATCGATGCTGGAATCCATGACTTTGATACAGAGTGGTTAGTGTACGTGTTCAACTGCATAGAGGGCGTGAAGCACAAGTGAAAATGTATAAAGTTGAAGTTCACCTCGATCCTCCTCTTACCGAGGTCGAAATGGATGATCATGACTTAGTAGAAATTCAAGCATCTTCATCGAAGATCGAGTCGTTACAATGGTTCTTAGAGTCAATCAGGGACAGGATAGCCTGTGTTTTTGCAATCGAAGAGATCGAACTAAACGATGAGTGAGCAAGCGAAACCGACGTTAGCTGAGTTCGGGAAGTTATTCCAAGAGCGGATAATCCAGGCGCTCCTCAACGATCATGTCTGGGCTCAACAAATGGTCGAGGTCTTTGACGTCGATTATTTTGAACTCAGGTACCTCAACTTTCTCGCCTCGCGTTTCTTTGCGTACGGGAAGAAGTACAAGGCTTTCCCGACGTGGCAGCTCCTCGTCACGATCATAAGGGACGAGCTGAAGACTGGGACAGACATCGTCCTGAGAGACCAGATCATCGACTTTCTCAAGAGAATTAGGACGAACCCGGATCCTGGAGATTTACCTTATGTTCGTGAGAAAGCGCTTGATTTTGCGAGGAAACAGGCACTCAAGGCTGCGTTAGAGGCAGCCGTCGATCAAATTCAAGCTGAGAAGTACGAGCAGATCGTCGAGGGGATCAAAAAGGCTGTCTGCGTCGGCACGACGCCCGTTTTAGGCCATGACTTCTTCGTTGACTATGAAGCGCGATTCAGGTCGATGCAACGAGACTGCATTCCGTTCGGTCTTGACGAGCTCGACAGGAAAGAGGTCCTGAACGGCGGGTTGGGAAAAGGTGAATTAAGTTGTATAGTTGCGTCGACAGGTGTGGGTAAATCACATATTCTAGTGATGATTGGTGCCAACGCCATGCGTCACGGGAAGAATGTCCTTCATTACACGATGGAGCTCTCTGAGGAGAAGATCGGCATCAGGTACGACTCGAACCTCTGCGACATCGACGCGTCTGACGTCGTGGAGAACAAAGAGACAGTGCTCGCGGCGTACAACGACAACAAGCTCGGCCGCTTGATGATCAAGGCGTTTCCCAGCAGCTCAGCGACGATCTACACGATCAGGGCTCACGTCGAGCGCCTCGAGCTGAACGGGTTCAGACCGGATCTGATCATCATCGATTACGCAGACGTGATGAGGTCGACAAGGCAGTACGACTCACCGCGACACGAGCTCAAGCTGATCTATGAAGAGCTTCGTGGTTACGCTGTCGAGAAGAACCTCCCGATCCTGACGGCCTCGCAGAGCAATAGGGAAGGATCAGACTCGGATATCATCGATTTGAAGAACATGAGCGAAGCTTTCGGAAAAGCTATGATATGCGATTTCGTTTTGTCTCTCTCACGAAAGCCCTTAGAGAAGTCGTCCGGTATGGGAAGGATCTTCGTGTGTAAGAACCGTGCTGGGATAGACGGCATAATCTACCCTGTCAAGCTCAACACGGCTCGATCAAGACTTGAAATCACGGGCCCGGAAGGCTCGCTCGGTGAGACAATCGATGACGACGAGAAAGACATGAAACGAGCGATCAGAGAGAAGTGGAACGAGCTCAAGGCTGATGGTATCATCGTAGACAGGATCGCGTCATGAAGGAAAAGAAGCCCTTGATCACTACTGAACGCTGCTACGCGTGTTGCCAAGAGAACTGTAAATTTAGGTTCCCAAGGTGTCAGTGCGAGTGTCACAAGCGCGTTTCGAATCTCGACGAGAAGTCGGCGAGTAGGTACGACGGAACGTTATGGATCGAGGTGAAGAAGTTCGTCGATGACCCACAGAAGTCGTGGAAAGAGCGATATGAGGCGCTCGAGAGACATCATAGAGCCGAGACGAAGTTTCTGCTTTCTGAGCTTCGAAAGTTAGACCTTGAGCTGCAAGCTCGGGTCTTAGAGGGATAGTTAGAAAGACACTCGCCCGATCCATCGTGCGTTAGGCAAAGGAGACGACTCGTTGACAGACGTTACGTACACGCGCGAGCAGGTTCGAGCAGCGACGTTAGAGTACTTTCGTGGGGATGAGTTAGCATGTGATGTATGGGTGTCCAAGTACGCGCTCAAGGACGACCTAGATCGTTTCCTCGAGCTCACGCCTGTTGATATGCACCACCGCCTGGCTCGGGAGTTCGCACGCGTTGAGTCGAGCTACCCGAACCCGATGAGCGAGGACGAGGTCTTCACGCTGTTCTCTTCCTGGAAGGCCGTCCCGCAGGGCTCTCCGATGTCTGCGATCGGCAACCCGTACCAAGTCCAGTCACTATCGAACTGTTTTGTGCTCGAGTCTCCTTACGATTCGTACGGAGGTATCCTGAAGACTGATCACGATCAGGTGCAGATCATGAAGCGCCGAGGAGGTGTCGGCTTCGACCTGTCGACGATCAGACCGAGAGGGATGAAAACGTCGAACGCCGCCGGCACGACTGACGGGATCGGCGTGTTCATGGAGAGGTACTCACAGTCCACGCGGGAGGTTGCTCAAGGGGGCCGTCGTGGCGCATTAATGCTGAGTA